CTGTCGCCTACTACGGCATAAAGGTCGGAATATGTTTGCTTTGCGTCTGCAGCTGAAAATTTGTTTGTGGTAAAAGCTGTGTCAAGCTTGCCCATTTCCGTCCGATATTCTCGCGTGCTTTCTGCGACAGAGGACAATGCTCCTACACCTGCCACCGCACCGCCTACCATAGCAGTTCCCCATTTAGCAGCAGTTTTGATTCCATTTCCGAGAGTTGAAGCAACACCCTTGCTTTTCTTCTCTGTCTCTGAAATGGATTTGTTTGCTTCATCGTTATTAACGAAGATTGAGCCAAATAACTTAAAAATTTCAACTGCCACGCACTACACCTCCTCCCATTTGTAGCGATTGAGCATTTCCTCAACACGCTTTTCAATTTCGTCTGTATCGACTTCGTCCTGTGCAGTTGACTGCATTTTGTCGTCTATACTATCGACAAAATCTTTGTATGATAAATGAGTGATTTGACCGAGGCTCGTTAAGATATAAGCCTTGTATTTCATTTCCTCATTTTTCGCATTGATTTCAACTTCAATGATTTTGAGTATGTCAGCAAATGACAAATCTTGCAATGCTGTAAGATTGCCGCAGCAGTATTGCAAGATTAACTTATATGTGTTTATGTCAATGCTGAGAGCGAGGTAAAAAAACTTTGAATATCATTCTCTGCAATAATATGCTTGATGTCTGCAATTACCTCTGTAATGTCCATCAAACTTGCCTGTTCGGGGGTAATATCGCCTCTGATGTCAGCATAGAGTGAATAGAATTCGTTTTCCACTTCCTTGCTTGAGAGTGATGAAATCATAGTGACGATAAACTCAAGACCGACTTCCTGTGCATTTTTCTTGTCCTTAGTTTTAACATTCTTAGCGAACTCGACAATTTCATTTTTTAAATCTGCTGACTTAATAATACGAGCCACCGAAAAAGCGTCCTTTAAGCCTAATTTTCTCATTGATTATACCTCCTCTGCAACCGGTTCCCAAATCACGAACGGCGGTTTAACATCTTCTGAATCGTATGCAGTTTCATCGCTGTAGCCGTAGAACTGCACATCAAACTTGCCGTTATCTTTATCCGCAACGCCCATTGTAAGACCGCCCTCATTCAGACCATTAAAAATCTGAATGATTACAGGCTTGTCTTTACCGAGCAGACAGCCAATCCAGGTGATGTTCGTGCAGTAATCGCTATCAAGCACATAATTTCTTCCTGTGATACCGTGATAGCCTGCGAGTGTTGCTTCATCTACTTCGCTTGCTCCAAGGGCCTTACGAATGTTGCCCTCAGTTACCTCCGCAACTGTCGCTTTGATATAAGTTTCCCAACTATCAATGAGGGTGTTGCCTTTAACTCTCGAATGCACACCGTCAAACTCAATGTTGCGAATAGTCGGTTTTGCAGAAAATTCACCGCCTTTGATAGTTACGCCAAGGCATTTACCTGCAGCTTTGGCAGTCGCATATGTATCTGTTTTTACATCATAGTTCTCAAAAAATACACCTGCGTCGAGCAGCATATTATCGAGTGTTTTGCTTGTAAAACCCGAGTAAGGCTTTACTTTTCTTACTTTTGCTGTGCCCATTATTTTTCATCCTTTCGTTTGTACTCTCTTAATTCGAGAGTGAACATTATTCTCTTAATAGACTTATCTGTTTCGTCTATGTACTGCCTATCGTCGCTTTTATAGAATTTGTAATAATTTTTTTCATGTTCGATGATAGCTAAGCCGATTTGCTCATTTATCTCATCTGCAATGCTGTCGATTTCGTCCGTTGTGTTTCTGTCATATAGATTGCAAGTTACAATAAACTTGTTATACGGCTCATCTGTGTATATCTGTTTGACATCGTAAACCAAACGAGGAAAACCACTATCAGCTTGCCTGAAAAAATAAAGAGGGGCAAAGCCAAACAGCACTTCTTTTAACATTTTTTTAATGCTATTCACCTTGATAATCCCCCTCCTTGATTAAGCTCTCGGCTTCTTCTGTACCTACGGCACTGAGGTACTGTTGTTCAATTTTGATGATGTCTTTGATGTTGCTTTCGGCAGCATCGCTCAATGCTCCGATTTTTGGAATTTCACTCGTGCCAATCTCTTGATACAAGCCGTAAAATCCGCCCGGCTTAAATCCTACCTGCAGGTCAGGAATTTTTTGCTTTGAGCGTACCCAATACTGCGTATTTTTCGCTAAGCGCCCCGTCCTGCGTTTTATTTTCTGCTTTGTCCGTTTACATACCAGTTTTCCAACATCACGCAGAGCGGCTCTCTCAAGCTCCTTGAGCGTGTACTGTATGCGTTCAACATTGCTGATTATCTCAACGCCGTTTTTTGTGATTTTAACTGCTTTAGGCAAAGACATTATTCTCACCTACCACATCCGTTAAATACAGCTCCGTACGCTCTGTGCCTTTAATCTCATATGCACGATAAATCTTGAACCTCTTATTTTCGAGATAACAAAATTCTTCGTTGTGGTACTCGAACGAGTTGACTTCAAGCATACATTCGGGTTTCAACCCGTTAGCCTGTGCCTGAAAAAATTCAGATTGTCGAACATATTTGCGTTGTGCATAAATCGTTCGGAGCTTTTCCTGATACACAATTTCGCCGATGTCATTGGTTGTTTGCCCTGACTTTTCAACAAGTTTAACAAGAGTATCTGCATTCATTCTGTTTGCGCTCCTCTCGCCGCCATTGCATCACGCAAATCTTCGTAATGCCGTGCCCATTCGCTGTCGGCAGTAACCGAGAAATAAGCACGGCAATAGAATTTGATTGCCTGCATAACAAGTGCAGTTGAGTTTTTGTCGTTGACGTCAACTCCTGCACCTGCCATGTCACTTTTAGCAGAATCAATGAGGGCAGATATTTCATCGTCAAACAGCACCGTATTGATACGGAGCGAAACCTTTACGGCTTCAATTTCATTGGATACTGCCATAATTCAAACCTCTTTTAAGCACTCTTCTTAACGAGCTTTACGAGGCTGTGAGTATCCACGACCTTACCGTCTGCAAGCATTACGGCTTTAAGGACTGTGTTATCGGTGTCGTCCTCTTCGTACTTCTTGACACTTAAGCCCATTACCTCGTTGAAGATGTAATCGTTAAGATTGAACATCATTGCAAAGGTTGTGTCGGCTGAAACCGTGTCAGCGTACGAATCCATATAGCCGTCTGTTGGGATAACAGCACGGCCGAAAAGTGAGAGTGACGGCTTGCCGTTAAGTCCTTCGGACATACGAGCGACAGGCTGACCGTTGCTGTCTGTGATGCCCATAAATGCAAAAAATGACTTCTTTGTCATCAGCCATACAGCATCATCGTATGCAGCAGGAAGAGCCGCCTCAGCCGAGCAAAGTGTTGAATATGTGAGCTTGCCGGTTTTTGCAATCTCGATTGTCTGACCGTCAGGCGGAGTGCATGAAAGAATGCCGGTTGGCGAACCTGAACCCGAACCCTTAACGATTGCCATTTCGCAAGCCTTAACTACTGCGTTTTTAATCTGGTCAATGAACTGCGACTCAAAAGTATCAAGCGCGGTCTTTGTCATAAAGAGCGAGAAAGCAACCTTGCATTCAAGCTTATAGCCGGCAAAGACAACCTTGTCAGTAGTTACTTTCTGCTGGTTTGAACCCTTTTCCTCATCAACCCAGCTTGCTGTCGGGCGGATGTTCTGTGTGGGAATAAGAAGTGCTGTCGGATACGCCGTCTTGAACACTCTTGCGTAAATTTCGCCGATTTTTTCAAGTTCAACGATTAAACGCTGATACATTGTGGTCGGCACGATAGCCGCCGCAGTGCTTGATGTGGTCTGTGATGCCACATTCATAAACTTCTGTGGCACGGGTACACCGTTCTGAATATAGTTAGCAAAAGCTTTTCTGTATTCAAGTGTTGCGTACATATCTGTTACCTGTTCATCCTCATCTGTAAGGTCGATGTTTGTCTTGTGATTTTCAAATGGTGCAGGCATTTTGATTCCCTCCTCTGCGTTTCTGTTTGCCTTTTCTACAGCAGAATTTTCAAAATCGTTGTCAAGCTTGTCAATCTGCTGTGTAATCTCTTTCGCCTCGGCGAGCTTATTTTCTGCAATGAGCTTTTTTGCCTTGTCATAAAGAGCATTTCTCTTGTCGAGATATTCCTGTTTGTTCATTCTTCTTCAACTTCCTTTCGTTTGAGCAATTCAAGTTTTGCTGTAAGCTGTGTTTTTTCGTCCCTCATCTGTTTGATGATGGTATCAGGGATAAGGCTGTTAAGACTTGCCGCAAGTTTAACCTCTTTTGGCTTTTCAGCATAATATTCTGCGACCTTGTCAATAAAACCTTTTTCGACTGCTTCATCAGCAGTAAGCCAAGTTTCCTTGTCCATAAGTCCGATAAGCTCGTCCTCACTCATTCCGGTTTTAAGTCGATAGGCTGTCGCAACGGCTTTACTTGCTTTAAGTAACACGCCTGATTCATGTGCCATGTCATTGTAATCGCCTGCGGCATAGCTTAAAACATTATGAATCATAAGCATACCTGTCGGCACAATTTCAGACTTGCACGCACAAGCAATGTATGAAGCGGCAGAAGCGGCAAAAATGACCTTGATTGTAGCCTTGCTTTCGGCGAGCATATCGTAAATTTCGGAGGCGGCAAAGATGTCACCACCTGACGAATTGATAACAACCTGTACTCCCTCATCATCCGCCACTTCGTCAAGCTGTGACCGAATGTCGGCTGGGCAACAGGAGGCTACTCCAAACCAGTCATAAATCCACTTATCATCATTCGTAATGATAGGGCCTTTAATGTCAATTGTTTTCGGCATCGTTTTCACCTCCTTCATCGACCGCAACTGTATCTAATCTTCTGAGCGGAGTGTCTCCGCCCGGAACAGGAGCAAGACCAAGTGATTCTCGCCATTCGTTTGGGAGCATTGCTCCACGGTCAACCATTCCAGCGAAATTTAGTTTAGTCTTAAGACTCGCAGATTGTAGATTGAACGAACCGACTGCGATATAATTTCCACAACCTCGCTGACGGCGAGTGAATAGTTTCCGTGTCAGCTCGTTTTTAAGCTGAATGATTTTAGGCGATATCACCGCATCGAAATAAGCATTTTCTTCATCTTCGTTCGCTGTTGATGTGATAATTTTCACATTAGTGTTAAAAAGCTCAAGGATTCTGTTTTTCGTTCTATCCATTTGCAAAGCATTCGGGACATAGTCGTTCGGGGTTATCTGATTTGCGTCAACCTTTGCGTCAACTGCCGCAACACCCACGGAGCTGTTACTGATGTTAAGGTAGTTATCAGCAAACGCTTTTGCGTTTTTCTTCAAATCCTCGGGCCGCAAAGACGATGTGTATTTCAGTAACCATTTAATTACGCTTGAATTTCGGATAGCGCTGATGATGCCGCTGTCGGTTGTTTCAACGATTTCGAGCAAAGGAGCAAGAGCCTTAAATTTACCGCTGCCGAATATGTCGTTTTCAGCAAAATCATCACGCAAATGTATGACATCTTCGGAGGCAAAGCGGTAGGTCTTGCCGTTTGCAAGGATAAATTCATACACAAGGTTGCCATTCGTATCATACAAATCCGTAGCTGATTTAGCTGGTATAAAATACAATTCCGTAGGCAAGCCGTTTGTGTCTCTAATGATGAGCCAAAAAGCATTACCCGATAAGGATAACTGTGTGCTTGTCCTATATAGGAGCATATCCATTGTTGTGTACGGGTTTGGTTCTTCAAGCAAAAATTTGACATAAGGCTCGGGATTGATTAAGAGGTCTTTCCTGCCGTCAACGATTGTTTCTCTTATGTGCTTAATTGATAATTTTGAAAATCTGAGAGCCTGTGCATTAACGCAAGCTCGGACGGTGTCGGAATCATATGCTCTGTTGCCCCACAAGAAGAAATTTGAATTATTCTGTGTAACAAGTTCAACCCTTGAAAAATTCTTTGTCTTTCTGACATTGCGAACAGAATTTAAAAAGTTCTTAAATTTTCCCATTCTCTCACCTCCTAAACAATGCTCAAATATTCGTCTTCATATTCAAAATATATCGTGTAAGCGTCAAGCAATGCCGCAGTACCGTCAATTCGTCTCGTTGACTTTGAGGTCTTAATCGGCTGTATATTACCGTTTCTGTCCTCATCTATTGCAGTATTTGCAAGGCACCATTTATCTATCGGGTTGTTGTTGTAGATTATTCTTTTCTTGACAAGGTCTGCTTTGAGGGCTTTCATCGGGGCAGACAGTGTTTTCTTGCCCTGATGTACCGCTTCCATAACGGTAGGACCGAAAGCGTCAATCATCTGATTAACCCACATCTGAGCCGACCAAGCGTCATAGCCCTCTTTCCATAAGTAAATGTCGTATTCGTCTTGTAGCTCTTGATACCATGCCGTAACAACACTTGCGTCAATCTTGTTCCCGGGGCAGGTACGCATAAAGCCCTGTTCTATCCATTTGTCATACGGGATCTTATCCTCGGTTACTTTTTTCTCCACAAGGTCTGCCGGTATCCAGTACATTGACAATATAAAAATATTTTCATTGTCAGGCACTCGAAACAACATCTTGGCCGCTGTAAGGTCGGTCGTGCTTGATAAATCTGCTCCGCCTATGCCATAGGTTGGGCGGAGTTCCTTAACATCAAATTTTGTTTCGTTGTTAAGCTCCTCGAAATTGAGCCACGATTCGGTTGATGTTTCGGCTATGTTAAACTCCTTACATACAAGATTTCGTACAAGTGACGGATTCGCCTGCGCTTTCTTGACCTTGCTTGCAAGGGCATTTCGATTTTTAATCGTGCCAAGTCCGGGGTTAGCCTTTTCCCAGCAATCGGGATTTTCCCATTCTTCACGCTTATCAAGCTCGTAGATGATGTAAAGGCTGTGCTCGTCTTTGTAGCCTACCTCGTCAAACAAGCCGTTCGTGGTGCGGACAGCATCGTCATAGATTTCATCGTAGATGTCCTCACGAATTTTGCCTGCAGTTGTTGTAACAAGGATAAGCGGTTGGTCTCGTCCGATGGTACCGTCTGCCATAATGTCGTAGAGTTGTCTGCCGTTTTTCCATTGGTGCAACTCATCCATTAAACAACAATGCACATTCAGACCGTCAAGCGTGTCCGAATCAGAGGCAAGCGGCTTAAACACTCCGCAATTATAATCTTCTGAACTCAATTCATTCAGCAGTGGTTTAATTCGCTTCAATAAAGTTTCACTCTTGCGAACCATTCGTTTTGCTTCCTGCCAAATGATTTTAGCTTGGTCACGCTTTGTGGCGACTGCATACACTTCGGGACCGGGTTCGCCGTCACCGATAAGCATATACAAGCCAATCGCAGAGGCAAGCAAAGACTTACCGTTCTTTTTTCCGATAATTAACACAGATAGGTTGTACTGCCTGATACCGTCATCGTCCACGAAGCCAAAAGTTGCCGCAAGCCACGCTTTTTCCCACAGCTCAAGCTTTACAAGCTGACCGCCCATCTTACCTTTACTGTGTCGACAGTAATTTTCGATAAATTCAATGATGTGATTTCCTCGCTTAGCTTCGTAATGATAGCCGTCCGTCGGATTAATCACCTTATCACTTAAATGTTTATACCACTTGCGTATCTTGTCGCAAACAGTAACCTTGCCGTTCTTTATCTGTTCGTAATATTCAAGTATCGGATTATAGCTTAATGGATAGCGTTTCAAAGCTTGTCACGCCCTTCAACGAAATCGTCAAAGCCGTCTGTTGTCGCAGCCTTCGCCTCGGCCACTTTCGGAAGCATATCGTTGAGCTGCTTAATGTATTTGAGATAGTTACCGAGCATTGTGTTATACAAATCTGCCTCAGGTCTTTTGCGTGAGTACGGCTCTTGTGTTTCTGACTGTGAGAATAATTCAGTTAAGCCATAAATTGCAATGTCCTGTTGCAGTTCTTTCAGCCTGATTCGAGTGAATGCCGCATTTTCAATCAAGCCAACGGCGAGGTCTTTTCTTTTAACCTCTATGTCCTTGTAGATTTCCGTTAATCGCTTTATCTCTCGCTTAATTGCTCTTTGTTCTTTCTGTTCGTCGGTCATTTTACAAGTCACCGTCCTTTCACACAAGTTTTTTAGGGGAGGGGGGGTATATGTAAGGCACGCAAAAAATCTAAGCCCCCCTCGGTCCGCGAATGTTTACTCGCAATTTTTTTTTAGGGGGGGAGTCGGAAAAATTTGACCGCTCTCATCAAAAAAATACTTTTTCGGTTTTCTGTTTCCGACTCCGTGCCCCGGAAGATTGTCGTGGCATTCTTTACAGACATACATCAGATTTTCAAAGTTAAGACTAATGCTTGCGTCAGTTATGTTGCTTGCATTGAGCATAATCTTGTGATGAACTATATAACCGAGCTTCTTGTGACATATCTGACACAAACCACCGTCGATGAGTGTTCGTTCATCAATGAAGCTTCGTCTGCAATCCTGCCACTTTTTTGATTTGTAGAATGCTTTTGCAAAGTCTTTAGCCATATTTACCTCAAAAAATTAAGCTATAATTTTTACATTATAGCCTAATTATACAAACTCCGCTGTCCGAAGTTTACCACTATTTATCATTTCCAAGCAAGAAATCCGCTGACACATTCAGAGCTTTAGCAAGTCTGCGTAAGTTATTTGTGCTCGGTGCATTAACACCGTTCAAGTATGAGTAAATTAGTTTGCGATCAACACCTGACTTTCTATTCAGTTCTTTCGGATAAATCTTCTGTTCGTTCATCGCACGACTGAGTCGTTCAGTGAAGATTGGGTCTTTCCTATGTGTGCTGCTTGCCATTCAATTCCTCCTTGAACTTAGCGAACTCACTACATTGCACTCCTCTTGAGCTTGATGGGCACATCTTTTTTCGTCTGCAATGCCAACAAACACCAGCAGCAATATAAACTATGTATTTTCTATTCTCGTCTTCTTTCATTCACAACCTGCCCTTTCTCGGTGTAGTCACGCTGGAATGGAAGCTTGAGCTGGTCAATAACCACTCTGTCGAGATGTTCCCAGAAAACTTCGTCCTCACTCGAATGTTTAATAACCTCGGTCATTTCTTTGAGGGCTTTGTTCAATCTATCGTGGCCAAATCCGAAATTCTGATTCAGTACAAACATCATAGTTTTAAAAATTCTACGAGTTATGTCCTCGTTTTCTTTGCTTCTGACTTTGCTATATTCGTTATTAACAAGTCTGAGAATTTCTTTTTTCGCTTCGCGCTTGAAATTCATCGGCACTCTTGCTTTCATTCCAAAACCTCCAAATCACCAAGATAATCAGCCACAATTTCGAATGCAAGCAACATACCCTCGCTTATGTAGTAGTTCCTGTCTTTTCTACTTTCGTTAAGCCTGTTCAGCTTGTCCTGCTCGCTTTCTATGCGTTCAGATATTTCTGTTTTCAGTTCGTCAAGTGTCATTGTTTCGCTCCTTTTTTCTCTCCTCGATTCTTCTTTTGTGTACTATTTCTCTCTGTATCATAGCGTTATATTCTTCCTCGCCGATAAATTCCTTGAAACAGCTTTCGCAGTAATCTAAATTAAATCTGCCGCCGTATGTAGTGTATGGTCTTACGGTTAATTCAACTTTTCTGTGGTCACTGTATTTTAATTCTTTTCCACACTTGTTGCAAAAGGTCTTAGTCATTTGCTTTCACTCTCCTTATCTGTTTTATTTTTCTTTTCAAAATAAAATACAACCGAATTGTCAGTTTCTTTAATGAGACCATATTTTATCGCTAATCGAAAAATAAAAACCTTTTCGAGGCCCGAAAGCAACTTTCCCAATGATTTTTTAAAATCTTCGACTGTCTTTGTTGACTTATAGAAATTGCACATTCTGCAAGCCGGATTATAATTTTCAATGTCATTCGCACCGTTGTACCAGTACACGCTCTGAATATGGTCAACTTGCATATCCTTTAGTTCGAGTGTACAACCACAGTAAGCACAATGACCATCATACTTCTCATACACTTTAAGCCTTGTTGCTTTGGAAATTGATTTTCTCTGACTCAACTAAATCACTCCTCAATCGGCTGATTCCAGCATTCTACACAGCCGCCTACTCTACAAGTCTTTATATCTGTCAAGCCTAACTTCCGAAGACATATTTCAGGTGTTCCATCGTGAACAAGAGGAGCATTCGGATAGTTTTTTAAAAACTCACTTAAGTAAGTCTTCTGTGGGTGTTCATTACTCCACTTCTGCACAATTGCAATTACCTTTTCGGGATAGAGCGTTTCAAGGCCAAAACACGGTTCACCTATGCCATTATTTGAATGGCTCAAAGGGCAATCTAAACAATCAAGTTCACATATATATTCACCAGCATTTGGTTTATGTTTTTTCGTCATCCTTTGCTTTTCCGCAAGGTAATTTTCAGTTTTCGTACAATCAATCATTTTCTTCACCTCTCCAAATCCATTCTCGCACCGCAATGTGGGCAATAGTTTTCAAATTGATAACGGTTGTTAATGACTTGATAAACAACCTCTCTCCCGCAAGTTAAGCAGTATGCTTCCGCTTCACCTACTTTTCTGTCTTTCTTTTTTACCCACTTTGAGAGTTTAACTTCGTCAACAACTTTAAGTTTAATTTTTATACGACTGATTTTTTTAATGTGGGACAATCTAAAAACACAATTACTAACAACCTTATCCCCACAAGTGCAGAAATATCGTAACTTTGGTATTGACAAATTAGCGTCATTTTCAAAGGCTTTTTCACTTGTTTTATGTAAAATGCCCTCAATCACCGTTCCGTCAAAAAGTACGATTTCAACATATTTCCCTAAATGTCTTTCGAGTTCATATCTTGTCATAATTTTTACTCCTTATCCATCTTTGCACCGCAGTCCTCACAATAACTCGCTCTATAATCTTGCCATTCGTGTTCTTCTCCGCACTCAGAACAAGTTTGAACACCGTTATCGTATTCAATCCATTTTCCGTGCCTGACCTCCTGCACATTGGCGGTAGGTGTAGTGTCTATAACTGCAAGGACGCCGTCTAAATATACAACATCTCGCAAAGTTTCTGCTTTTTCTTTCAATGTTTCAAATCGTTTTATAAGCACTTCACGCTCTATGTATTCTTTTTCAGCCATTATTTTCACGCTCCCTTTTTTCGGCAATAAGATGTAAACCTTTGTAACAATCATCACATATCTGTATTTTAATTTTTCTTCCATTTTTTAAAGCTCCTCCAAATCTTCAAGTCTGCAATACAACAATGCAGAATTAGCGTTTAAATCCTTTATTTCAGCCTGATAATAAAATTGACCTGTTGTGCCTCGTCTGATGATACAGCCTGTCAGAATGTATTCTGTACCGTTGTAAAGCACCTTTCGCCCAAGACTGCGTTTAACCTGCGAGATGTTCATAACTGTTCAATCCTTATGTAAATGCCCGGCACATCTGCCCAAAACTTTTCGCATATCTCGCTTGCCACAAGTGCGTCATCTGTCCAAAATCCGCAGAGCGTCATACAGTCCTTGAGCATTTTTTGTAGGTTATCTGTGTCAGGCTTTGTAATACGATACTCACCGTCTTTGTGTCTGCCTTTTGGAAAAAGCCAGCTTACCCTCAGCCTTACACCGCTATCATATGGCTTTGGCGGTCTATGCTGTTTTAGATGAGCTACAAGCAAAGCCTTTGCCGATTTTATTCTCGGTGAATCATAAAATATCGGCTTGCCCTTAACGGTCCTCACTCTGCGTTCTTGAGCCGTTACAGTCGGCACTTTTTCCATTTTCATAAAAAATTCTGTTACTGATTTATCCATAGTAAAACCTCTGATTTTTGCTTTTATCCTTTGAAATGTAAATCTTATGCGTTCTTGTCATTTCGGCTATGCGGCTGCCTAATGCCTCGTCAATTGCCGCAATTTCGTTTATGGAAAGCTCGGAGCTTATCACTGTTGGCAGCTGCTCGTTGTAGCGGTGGTTTATGATTTTAAAGGTTGTATTCACATCGGCATTGCTTATTCCCTCGCCGCTGCGTGTTTTGAAAAAATCGTCAATATACAGCACACCGGCATTTTTTACATTGCTCATAAGTTTTTCGTACTGCTCAGCGTTTGTTACTGCTTGCTTAATAGCCGTTATGTCATCGCCCCAAAGCATATACCTTGCGGATCTGCCCTGCTTTAACAGCGAACCGATTATTGCTGTACAAATATGCGTTTTACCGCAGCCCGACTGACCGCCGATGTAAAACCAATCAATCGGCTTTTTGGCGTAGTCAACAGCACATTTCTTTATGTAACCTTGCCAATCATTTTTTACAAGATATGTGTCAAAGTTATATCTCTCAATAAGCTTTGAAAGTCCGCTTTTCTTAATTCTTCTAATCTCTGCTCTTACCTTTAAGCACTCGCACGGTTGGCTAACAACCTCAAAAGTTTCAGTGCCACAGAAATCTCTTTTTATTGCACGATATACAGCGCCTTTGTTTTTGCAGAGTTTGCAATCGTAATCTGATAACTTTCCCTGTTGAGCATTGAGAATATCCGCCTCTCGCTGTGCCTTTTCCTCTGCCGTAAGCTTAGAGTACAACCTCGCCTGTGTTAAACGCTCCTGTGCTCCGTCTTTTGACAGGTACTTTTGAATTATTTTTTCGTACGCCGTCAAATTCCTCACTCCTTTTTCTTAACCAACGGTTAATGTATTCTCTAATATCATCAAGTGACTTTCTTTTATTCTGATGTAATTCAAAATACTTTGACATCTTAACAAGTTCGTTTTCAACATCAATCAAAGAATAATTAATTTTTAAATTATCAAGTTCTAAATTTGTCACATGATAATAGCTTTCGTCTTGCAACAGTAAAGAAATGAAAATGTCTTTGTTCTTTTCTTTTTCTTTTCTTTTATTTACTTTTATTTGTGGCATATTTGTTGCAGAAACTTCGGTTTCTGTTGCAATAACCTTAGTTTCTGTTGCAGAAACTCCGTTTTTGGGTGCATTTATTAAAGCCGCCTCGCAATTTTCTTTTCCAAGCAGCCAAAATTTAGATTTATCAACCTTGTTCCTAACAGTCACTGAAGCGTAGCGTCGCTGAATTCCGACAGAGGTCATAACATTTTGCCGCAGGAGGTCTTTGTCAAATAAGCCTATATCCGCACAATAATCTATAACTTGTCTCACAAGGTTTTTGTTTTTAACCCATTTAGCACCAATGTCCCTGCACAAAGTCAAACACACCTGTTGTAAAGGCACATCAAGAAAATACCCGTTTTCGTAAACATACTGCAAACAGAAGTCGTATATCGTGTATCCCAACGGCCCGTATTGATTTAACAGATCCATTATTTTGAAATCGTTTCTCCTGTTTGTGTCTGACGGGTAATAGTCCAAGCCTTTCTTAGCCGGTCTTGCCATAGACATCAATCCTATTCAATTTAATCTTCGTGAGTATGCATATAAATAAACGAGCTATACTCACCCATATTTTTATAAAGCCATTCGTCCGCCTGCTGCTTTGATAAATGCGTTTTAAGCACTCTGTCCTCGTACATATAGCCGCCGCAGGCTGTTTTTTCTTTCATTCGTTTTATAATTTCGTCTTTATCGTAATTAGCCTCTATTAAATAGAGTTCGTAGCCCTTAGCTCTGATATGCTCAAGGCTGTTTGTATCTGTAGCGTAAATCACTCTGAATGTATCGCCATAGTTCGATTTAATAAAAATCTTCCACGCACAATTTGGCACATCATGTATGAGCATTTCGTTTTCAAATGTAACAGCTCCTATTTTGTACCATTTTCGTGGTTCTGTAATAAAAGAGCTTTTAAAAATAAAATCCGAACAGTCTTTATACAAAGCGCCTGCAAGGTAGCCGTTATATATCACCTTAATGCTCGGGTGCTCTGTGCAAAGCCTGCGTAATGTGCTTGTGTTTAAGTGGTCGCTGTGCCGATGCGTAAGAAAAATATATTTTATCCTATCGGCTAAAGCCGACAGTCGGCAGTAAGGCACACCGCAGTCAATCAAGATCTGATTATCAAGCAAAACCGCATTGCCTTTACTGCCTGTCGAGATTATTTTTAAGTTAATCATTCTGCAAGGTCGTCAATAGAAAATGGCTCACTTTCGACCGACGTTACAGGCTGTTCTTCCTCAAACGCAGGCTGTTCTTCCTCAAACGGCGGTATATCGTCAAAATTCGGCTCTGTATCGTATTCCTCGCTCACCTCATAATCAACGCTGCCGTCGCTGTTAATTGCGTGTGTGTCAGCCTCAAAAGCATTTTGCATTTCCACGCTCATTACACCCCACTTTGAAATAAGCTGTCTGAGCATTGTTTTCTTTGCCATACTGTCAAAATCCTTTGCCCAAAAGGTGTATGAAGTACCTTTATTTACATCGTTTTTGTAACCTGCCGAGTATCTGATAGCATGTTCTTTCATCTTCTCTTTGCTCCAATAAAGAGCCTTTTCAAAGCCGTTTATATATCTGAAACAAGCGTAATATCCAATGGTTTTTGCAACCGCTCTTTCGCTTTCATCTGAAATGAGTTTTACCTCAATTTCCTCTGTAAGCGGGTTCCAACTCACAAGCTCGCCCTCTTTAATTTCAACAACATTAAGTCGCTTGTACTGACCGCTGCGAATAGCAAGCTGAATATAGCCACGATAGCCGAGTACGAATGTAGCAACTGTTCTGTTGTTCTTTCTGTCGTTAAACGGCACCAAGTAATACTGTCCGAGCTGTGGTGACGGAGGAAGTCCGAGAGAGTGACCGCAGAGTGCGGCCGAAAGAATAGTACCGGCATCGCACTTTTCAAGCTCCTTGTTGGTGCTCACAACCGAAGTAATTGCGGCTGAAAATTTCTGAATTTCCTTATGGCTTTTAAGCGAATTTGCAAGTGCCTGCTGAAATCCCTTCGTGCTAAGCATAGCCGAAAATTTGGGCTTTCCCTGCATTGCTGTGTTGCTTGATTTTGTCATATTATAATTACTCATATTTTAAACCTCTTTCATTAATTAACTGTTTTACCGCCAAAGCAAAGTCCTTAAGCTGTGTTTTTGTTCCGTAAACCGTAAAGCTGAGTGGATATATTTTTTTATCTGACATTGCAGGTTGTTCTTCTTCAAGCGGTGCGGCCACCTCGGTAGGAACATTAGCTGTAAACGGCTCATATTCCTTGATATTAATCTGTTCGTTAAGCTCCGCCTTTTTTCGTTCGAGCTGTTCGGCTTCTGCCCTTGCTTTCTCCTCTTCAATAGCCTTGTATCTTTCGGTTACGGAAGTTATTGCAGCCGATACATTCAAAGACCGTTTGTACTCGTACAGGATTTCATCTTTATGCTCCTGCACTGCAATGAGCTTTATGTCGTCCATAACCTTGTCAAGAAAAGCCTTGATTGTTTCTCTGAGCTTTTTAAGGGTAACCGTCATCGTAATGCTCAAGCCGACTTGCTCGTACTTTACAAAATCAATGCCGAGCGTTTGGGCGTACTCGTTAAAATACGCTTTTGATTTATCGTGCTTTTCCTGTTTAAGCCCCTGCTCGATAGCCTCAATCTTGCTTTTTAATGCTGAATCAGCTTTTTTATAAGGTGTGGAAATACACTCCTTATACACGCTTTCAAAATGCTCATACGGTGTCATTACCTCGGATTTAACGGCTTTTCTCTGACTTTCAAACTCGGCAAGCTCTTTGTTGAGAGCCGAACGAATTTTTTTGATTTCTTTGTAGTTCTCATCTGTGCAAATCATCGAGCAAGCAACATTTACCTTGTGCTCAATTTCAGATTTAACAGACTCAAGTTTTTCAATAATAATCGGTATTTGCTTAACTACAATAAGCTGTGACTGTTCGTTCATCACTGCCACTCCTTTTCTGTGATTTTATGAAATTCTGCTGCGCAGTCTTTACTGCAAAATTTGTTGCACTCGCTGTCCTCAAAATATGTATAATCTTCTCTGAGTTCGTAACCGCAGCAAGCACATTCACCTTTCTTTTGCGGTATAGGTGCATTTGGAGCTAAACCGTAACACACTCTTAAACACCTCCCAAAGCAAGCCTTGTTGACTGCTCTAAGGTAAATGAGCAAAGTTCATCACGCATAAGCTCAAGCATATACTTTTCTGTAAGCCTTGCACCGTTGCCGTCACCAAAACGGCTTATTATGTAATTACGCTTACGCTCTGCCCTCCGTTTTACTTCCTCAAATACATCACTGCCAACGCTTACCGCAAATGTGTTGCAGAATTGATTGTAGGTAATCATCTTATCACCCTTATTCTTTTAAGTATCGAAATATTATTCATTATTATTACCTCTTGATTTTTATTGCGGTAAAGGATATAATAATACTGATGAATTTTATATCATTTACCTTGAACCGTTGAAAGCATTGCCGTGCTGTCAGCGGTTTTCTTCTTTTGCACTTAAAATGTAGTTAATCTTAGACTTGCAAGTCTTGATGTTCTCACCTGTGGGATTTTCAAGCAAATCCTTCATATCTTCGAGAAAATAAGAAATGGTGTCGATAAAGTCGGGATTGTAGCCTGTGTTCTCGTAGTCGTAAAGTTTGCGAATACAGCCGTAAAACTCATTCGGCACATCTTTACAATCGTGCTTTTTACCGTAGATGTCCTTAACCTTGATTTCGCTGTCTTGATTTAAAGTTAATCTTTTCATCGGTTACACCTCATTGCTTATAAAATCTGTAGCACGATACAATGTCACGCAATCGCCGTCAAGGTCATCGTCGTAATACTGTGCTGTCTCATCGCTCATTGCTTTAATAATCACAGCGTAGTAATCTTCTTCCCATTCTTTCGCCGCTTCAATTATTTCATCAAGCGTAAACTTGCCTTTAGCTTTTCGAAGTTTCAGACACCAGCGCCCCGAAGCATCGTATACGCTTTCGATTGTTGTCCCTTTTTTCATCTGTTACACCCCCTTTTATTTTTTCGCTGCGTATTTGCAGCAGCGGATAAACTTTTTACAGTTGTTCGCCACACGCTTAAATCCGACTGCTTTGTTGCAAAGTTTGTGATTATCAAGGCTTTCCTTAACTTCTGCGACATAATTCAGTATGTCCTCAAGCCTGTCCGCTGTAACGGTGTCTAAACCATGTAAGGCAATAACCTCGCCGTCTTTGATGCAGATTTGTAAGTTTTCAAGCTTACTCATATCCGTTTGCTCCTTTCTTGAGATTTTCGAGCAAAGTTTTTTTCGATGGTTACGCATCCTTTCTGCTGATAAACATTTCTAAAAGCTGTGTGGTCTGCAAAACATCAACACCACTTGCATATGCTTTGAGCCTGTCACAAGGAATATTGTAGGTCCACCTGCCTTTGTCGCTCTGTACTGCTGTACCGATTGGCAGTGCTTTTTGTTTTAGGCCCTCATAAATAAAATTAAGAGCCACGCCGAGATACTGCGCCGCCACTATGGGCGGCACATCATCATATTTCTGTCCTGTTTTAGGATTGATTAAAATTTTATCGTTCATCTGTTTTCACCTTTTCCGTACCGCGTTATTTTATTTATGCGGACTTCTTCTGGCTGTCTGCAAGAGCCTGAGTGTATCCGCTGATGTAAGCCTGCTGAGATTCCGACAGCTGTTTGAGCAATTTAATAAGCTGTTCTGCTGATATTTTTGTTTCAATAAACGATTTCATTCCGCTCACCTCCTTGTTGCTCTGTAACAATATTATAGCACTTACTTAGTTGTTAGTCAACACTTTTTTGCAATATTTTTTAAAGTTTTTTTACCAAAGTATTGTTTACAAGCAACACTTTGTTTGATATAATAGTAATATCAAAGAGAGGTGGTGATTAACGAATGACCGCAGGAGAGCGTTTAAAAATAGTCCGAAACGAACTCGGACTTTCGCAACCTAAATTCGGCGAAAAAATGGGTGTAAGTAAATCCGTAGTAGTTAATTTAGAGTTAAACAGAGTTGAGTTAAAAGACATGATGCTTAATCTTGTTTGTAAAACATATAGCGTCAATCCTTTGTGGCTCGAGAGAGGCGAGGGCGAAATGTTTCTTGACACTCCACAAAGCTTAATCGACGATTTAGCAAGCGAATTTAATTTAACTGACATTGAAAAAAAAATAGTTTCAAATTTTGTAAATCTTTCGGAATTAGAGCGAAATCAAATCATAACTTTAATTCAAAAATTGATTACATAAGAAAAGGACGGCTTAACCGCCGTCCGAAACTATTATTTTACTTTTTAAGATAGACAAAACATATGTATTCAAAAATCTTTTTAAGCTTCTTTTCGCTTTTGATTTTTGAAAGCATTTCGTCAATCATTTTCCTGTAATTATACATATTTTTCAGCTTCTTTCAAAAAAAGATTTCTTTACTTATAATTATAGAACCATTGTTCGATAATTTCAAGTGGTAAATATTGGAAACAATATATATTGATTACCAAAGTCCCATAAAACGGACTTTGACATATTTTTAAACAAAAAAAAGGCCGCCTGCAACGGCAATTGCAAACGGTCAGAATAGGGATTGAGAAGTGGTACTCCTCAACATTATTATATATTATTTGGCATTATATGTCAACGAGGAGGCTATTATGGGATTATTATCAAAATTATTTAAAAAGCCAAAACAAGAGGTAAAAACTCCTACAATGCAACCCGAATCGGGCAAATCACACACAAAAGTTTTTAAGGTTGCAGGTGTTACCTTTAAAGGTAGGCAAAAACTGCTTAAACAGCTTAAAGACGATAAAAAGGCTGGCAAAGTGCTTAATGTGCAGTTAGAGGAGTACGACTACAAGGGCGAGCCCGCGATTAAAGTGCTTGTCAATGGTTTAGATGTCGGAAACCTCCATGTCGAAGATGTGGCCTTCGTCAAATCAAATCAAGACCGAATCCTTGGCATTAACGATTTTACGATTGGCGAACATTACGATGAAAGCGAAAATGAGGACGGAGACACGACCTATAAAACGCAATACAATGCAAAAATTAAAATGCTTATAGCAAATAAAAATTAAAATAAAAAATCCGCCCTACCCTACGCCAATAGGACAGGACGGAAACCATTACAACAGGTGCAACGGTGTATAAAATTATCAAATATATTATACCACACCCTGTTAAATTTTACAAGATTTAACAGGGGATTTTTGCACCCTTTTAAGGAGCAAAAAAGTGAAATGCATAAATAAACGATGTAATCGTGAGCTACAGGACGACTTTATATATTGTCCTTACTGCGGTAAAAATCAATCATCTGACAAGCCGAAAAACAGACGCAGGACGAAAGGTACTGGAAGCATCTATATACGCAAAGATAACAAGTCAAAACCTTATGCGGCCGCAAGCTCTGTCACAGGTAAGCAGGTTTATTTGGGCGCTTTTGCCACAAAACGAGAGGCAGAAAATGCACTCAAAGATTATGAATACAACCCTGTCAATGGCTTTAACATGACACTTGAACAACTGCACGAAAAATGGATAAAAACTAAAGCGTATCAAAAACTTGGTAACAGCGTAAAAAGCAACTACGCAAGCGCTTATATCAAGCTAAAGCCCTTGTACAAGCGTAAATTTAGGGATTTGCGCACATCAGACTATCAGTACATCGTGGATTATTACGATAATCCGCATCACGAGGTCGGCGCAGGCGGTAAGCTGAAATATCTTCTGCCCAACGGCAACGGTACCTATAAAGTCACTGATACGCCTAAAATCTGTCAAGGCTTAGGATACTCGGCTCTACATAAGATTAAATGCTTTGTCACCAGCCTTTACCATTTTGCGATGCAAGAGGATATTGTTAATAAAGACTATGGCACATTTATAGAGCTTCCGGAATCCGAAGAGGTAAACGCTACACGCTTCACCGATGTGCAGTTAGAGCTAATACGACAAAACATAGGCAAAGTGCCTTATGCTGATTATGTCTATATAATGTGCTATCTCAATTTCAGAGTGACCGAGTTTCTTTCGCTCACTACCGAGCAGTACCATATGAGTGAACAGGGCATACCTTACTTTATCGCAGGCATAAAGTCAGATGCCGGCAAAAATCGTATTGTTCCTATCCACCCTAAGATTTTAAAATTGGTTGAGAATTGTATAAATAATAAAGGTGAAACAATCTTCTGCCGAACACACGAAGGTTCAGAGTTTGGCAAAGCGATGAACAAGGATTATTTCTTGAAATACGGTTTTCGCCCGGCGATGCAAGCCCTCGGCTTAGGTGATGAGTTTACTCCGCATTCTTGTCGCAGAACCTTTTCAACAAGGATGTCAGCGGCAGGCGCACGAGAAGAGGACATCATCGCTCTTATGGGGCATACGGATTACAAGGTTGATATTGACCATTATATCATCCAAGAGGTTGATACCCTTTACAATGCGATCAAATTATTGGCGTAAAAAAAGCCGTCCGATTATATTTCGGGCGGCTTTTGTTGTAGAAAATCTGTAGTTTATCTGTAGTATAAGAGATTAAAAAGCATAAAAAGAAGTGAATATTCTCTTTAAAACAAAAATATTTGAACACAGAAAAAAGTCAGTAAACAAGCCGATTTTAGCTTATTTACTGACTTTTACTTTGGCTCCCCCAACTGGGCTCGAACCAGTGACATCATGATTAACAGTCATGCGCTCTGGCGAGTGTAGGGAAAAACATCAAAACATCAATATAAACTTTATCTAAATTCTATTTTTTCTAATAGTAAAAATATTAATTAATACTGATAATAAAATTGGGGAAAGACTTACTATAAGTTTAGCCAAAAATCCATTTTGTTCTATATTAACACCAAATAATAACATAATACATAGAGCAACCGATATAATTATAGCACTTAAATTAGGTAAAATATACCTATCAAAAAATTGTGATAAAGTTGCTTGTTCCCACCACACTTCAATATTTTTTGTAATGAATTCGTGTATCTGCTCTACTTCATTACAAAGAATAAGATATTTACATTCATCTCTTATTAAGTCTATTTTTTCTTTTATTCTTTGTACGGAAATTATCTGATTAAATGAATTATATCGGTTGTAACAATTATCAATTAACTTTTGCAGAGAAGTATATTTCTCTCTTAATTCTTCATCATCCATTGATATTCTTTGATTCAATTCTAACATACATGTTCTGAATAATATTTCAGATTTTTCAGAATATAAAGCAATTTCTAACTTTAATATTAATTCTAATATGGTTTTATACTTACACATTTCAGAACTATCACTAGGTTTAAAACTTATAAGTTGATTAATAAATCTTTGAAATTTTTGGTATTTATCGTTATGTAACAATTTGCGCGGCATAGCCGTCAATTCGCTCCATATGTCTGCACGCATTGGTGGATTATCTAAATGGAAAGATATCCTATGATTTTCTTTTTTAGAAAAATCATTTTGGAAAACCACCAAAGTAATTAAACTACATCGTTCAACTTTACCGTCCTTTTTTACTGTAATAGGTAGCTTGATTTTCTTTTTAGTAGGGTTGTTTATTGCTATTAACAACATCCCTTTCCAGCCTGGATCCAATGTTGTAGATACATTTCCTAATCCTTTTGCGGAATTACGAACACGAGAATGAAATGTTCCCGCAATCTTGCTATCTGTCTGAATATATTCATATGATAATATTAATACAGTATCATTTGGATTAATGTAAGTATAGCTGCCTTCTTCACTGTCAAAAATCATTTGCGGAACACCTTTTTTTATTGAATAAACTAAATTTGAAGGAGAAATATTATATCCAATTCCTTTCGCTTTTTGATCATTGAACGGAGCAATTAATATCCCCTGATGGTTCTTTCTGCATTCAATAATATCAGGTGCTATAAGCATGGCACTAAACTTTTTTCTGTTATTTTTCATAAAATCACTTCTATCATAAAAATTGTCATTTTACAACTATATTTTCAGTTTTGTCACCCAACCATAGTTCATGCTCATCTTTAAGAGGAAGCAAAGGAGTATACAACTGCATATAGGCTCTGCCGATAGCACCAGTAAACAATATAAATTCAGGTCTGCTTTCGTTGCTTCCTGCGCATAAAACATGTTTATATGATATTCCAGAATAAGGTTCTATATAGTAGATTTTAGATATCTCCATATATTTTGCTTTTTTAGAGCACAATTCACACGGACTTGATGTCGTAAATAAACAACCGCCTTTTACAAGTATTTTTCCAGTTGGTCCTAAATTTAGAAAAGCAGTTTCTTCGGCATGAAGCGAACGTGGATGAACTTGATTCTGCTTGTTAGTAATTTTATTATATAAATCCTTAAAGCAATAGTAGGGCAGCTTTCCATTTTTGTATAAATTATTTTCAGAAGTGTATACTTCTTCAACATTCTTTTTGATTCTGTTCATCAACTCTTCGTTATCATCATTTTCATAATCACTATATGTCTCAACAGACCAATGATTTATAAGTTCCTTTAAATTTCTATAGGAACAAGGTATCTGATCTTCAGGTTGTTGATTCCAACCTATAGACAACAAATGATAATCTTTATCAGTAATAACCGCACCAACCTGTCTTGAAATACAACCGGAATTTAATTTAGCAGTATATGCAATTTGCATACATCTTTCTAAATGCGTTGGTAATATTAAGCCAGGATGCATGGCAAGTGATACATATTTAATCAATTCATATTTTATTTTGAGACGTGAAGCATTATCTTTTATATTATTGATAAATATATCTGCAGAATCTAAACAGCTCGAAACATTTTGAAGAATAAAAGGTAAAACATTATTTAACTTAAGCTCAACAATTTGAGTTACAATTTTTGTTGCGATATATCCATTGTTTTCTGAAAATTCGGATTTTTTCTCAGAATCCACATATTCTTTACATATCTTTTTAAAATATGATAGAGTTTCAATTGTATCTATTTCTTTTACTTGATCCCGATTTAATCCTTTATGCTCCAAACGTTTTTTTCTTTCGTCGTCCTCTGTATATATTCCAAGCAAATAATAGTTGCTGTATCTTTGTTTAAGAAACAATGATTCAAATGGATTTTTTATTGAATCTATAACAACTAAAGTATGCTTATTATGTTTATTTTTAGAATCATTAGATTCAATTTTTTTAGCTTGAAAAGATATTAATTTGTTACACCAAATTGTATTATAGCTACTTAATAATTTTATTGCTATATTAATATCCTCCGCAATATAAACATAACCGTTTTCTTCAAAATGCACATCACCGATTAAATACGGTTTTTTACAAATTCTTAAATTTATTCCAAGCATCTGCATTGCTAATATTGGTAAACTTTTGGAATACTTTTTTATTTCATCCCAAAATTCATGAACCACTATCGGTAAAAAATCATAAATATAACGCCTTAATATCCAAAAATATAACGGATTTTTAAATGTGGTTTTATTCAACCTTTTATCTTTGTATACCATAAACATTTTATACAAATCTTTGTTTTCAATCCAAATACATGTGCCATCTTGATAATACTCAATTTTATCACCTGTACCGTCCAATTCAAATGTCTTTGCCTCACTTATCATACATTCTTTATCATGATATTCATTAATATCACTATCAATATTAATTGTGAATTTTTCTTGAAAATCTTTATCTGGTAAATTATTTAGGTATTCTCCAATTAATTCATTATCACCAGGATCTAATTTAAACCATTCTGCAAAATTAAAATACATTTTTATATTCAACACAATAAAAATCTGATTATCCGCTAAAACACAGTATCTATCAGCATTTTCAAGAAAACAAATACATCAATTTACTACTTATTTACTACTAACGAATGAGCCTTGATACGCAAGTTTTCCTAGATATGCAAAGATATGGTACAGCACATCAGTATTAAAATAAGAAAAAATTGAATAACTCATAGACTATGGAACGCCTAACATGACGTTCCTTTTCTATTTCCAGCCGTTCTTATTGGACGGCTATTTTATTACCCAAAATGAAAGGAGCATTAGATTTATGAAAAAGATGTTAAAACGATTGTGTACTG